CCTCGGCGCCGTGCTCGCCGTCGCCGGCCAGCATGTAGAGGCCGATGCCGGCAGCCAGTGCGGACTTGCCGTTCTTCCGCGGCACGATCACATACGCCTCTCGGAAGCGGCGCATGTCGTCCTTCCTGCGCTTCCAACCGAATACGGAGCAGACGATGAACAACTGCCACGGCGATAGAACGATCAGCTCTTTGTGCCGCGCCCACTTTCCCTTTACATGCGGCAGCAGTTCGATGAACAGGCAGGCTGCTTCTGCCGCGTCGCTATCGAAGTAGAACGGGTACTTCTTGCTTTTCTTGGCCTGGTCGAGGTTGTCAAGATGCCGCTTGCAGGCCAGGACGGTCCATTTGCATGCCGGTATCTTCCCGGCTACAACCTCCCGCGCGTAGCGGTTAGCCGCTGTAACGTGCGTGTTGGCCAATGGGTCACCCTTTCTTGCCTCCCTTGATCAGCCCCAGAAATGGATTTGTTCTTGCCGTCTTGGGGGCCGTCTTCACCTTGGTCGATGCTGACGGCGTGAGGCCGAACTCGGAGAGCAGCGATTGGAGGTGCCGCTGGGCCTCGCTCAGTTGAGCGACTTCAGGACGGGTACGGTTCATCACCCCGCCGGTCTGCGTTGTGGTTTGGTACGTCCGACCGTTCTCAGCGACGTCGGCCGACAGCTCGGCGATCTCTGCCATTCGAAGAGCAGCGATGGCCATTGCCTCGGTGTGCGATCGGCTGAGGATCCGCAATTCCGCGAGGCGTGCCGCCAAGGTATTGAAGTGCTCAACGGCGTTCTCCGGCAGCCAGAGGGGAGGGTTCGGCTCAGCGCTGGAAGGTGTCGGCTCGCTATCGCTTAGCGGACGTTTGCCCGGGTTTCCACGTGCCACCTTGATGGCTCTGGGGATGGGTTTTCTTCCGCTCACTTTTTGTCCTGGATTTCGCGGCGGTGAAAATCAGGCTCCCTCGCCGGTCCCCGGGCCATTCCGCTTGGACTTTTCATGCCCCCCTCCATAGCCGTCTTCGACCTGTGGCACGGCACGCAGATCGACTGCAGGTTGCCATCCTTGTCGGTACCGCCAATGGCCTTGTGGATGATGTGATCAACGTGCTTGGCCTTAGTCACACGACCAGCTCTAAGGCATGGCTGACACAGGCCGCTGTCCCGCTCGAGGATTGCCTTGCGCTTTCTATCCCATGCGCTGCCGTAGCCACGCTCATGCCTGGTGCCACGCGATCGGTCTGCAAACTTGCCAGCGTTCTTGTCATCCTGGTGGGATTCGCAGAACCCAGATCCATCACGCGACAACCCCGAGCAGCAGGGGTGCCTGCATGGTCTCGCTGGTCTTGCTGGCATCGGTGGGCCCAAAAAAAAAGCCCGCTCTACGCGGGCTGATCCAGCGCTCCGCAGTCGCTGGTGGAGGAGACGAGGACAACAAAAAAGCCCGGTCGCAGAGCGTCTCCGGGCTTTAGTGTGAGTTATCGAACGTATCGAATTACGGCTGATTCTAGGGTGAAAATTCGGAATGTCAACCGACCAGTCCTCGAAACGACATTTCAGCGTCGAGCCTATCCCGCGCACGGTCTTCGATAGCTCGCAGGTGATTGCGGATCGAAGCCCAGCGGCTGGTCATCGTGTCTCGGTGCACGCCCGTCATTTCGGAAAGGTCTCCCAGGTGCACCTTCCGTCCAAAGTACTTCTGCACCAACCCGTCGACCATGCGGCGATTGTGCACGCCGGTGCCGAGGCAGGCAGAAGCGATCGGCACCAGTGCTACTTTCGCCTCGAGACTCTCGACCTTGTCCGTTGCGAATCGTGCCACGATCGCGTGCCGCTCTGCTTTGTTCAGTGCCTCGACCATCGCTCGGATGATGCCTGCCTGGGCGGCGCCGTCAAGCCCATGCAGCCCCTTGCCGCTGCCGAGCGAGCCGCGCATGAGGCGCGCCATTGGCGTGGGCTGGTATTGCTGGGTGCTGTACCGGTAGGCGAACGCCAGTGCGCTCCATGTCGAGTCGAACAGGTATTCATCGATCGCTGCGGCCTGGGTCATGCGGTTTCCTCCGGTTTGTAGTCTTTGCAGCGCTTGCCGTGGTTGCGGCGCTTCCCCTTGTCGTCCTTCGCCGTGCAGATCGTGATGGACTTCCCCCAGATCGTCTCCGTGTGCTGGCTGGAGCAACCCCTGCATGTCTTCGCTTCCTTGGCGAGCAGGATCTCGAGCGGATTGCGGTAGAGCAGGCGGGATGGGATCTCGCGTTCGGTCGTTCTCACAGCGCGCGCACCTCGACGGCGGCCCGTGCGGTCTGGTCGTAGCGCTTAACCACACGCACGTCGCAGGCCTGCTTGTCATCTCGCCAGACGATCTCGTTGCAGGCGTCGAAGATGCCCTTGATCACGTTGTCGACGTCAGGCTTCGATGTCGGGTAAATCTCCCCAGCGAGCGCAGCGCGTTGCTTCTTCTGGCTCCAGCTGGCCGGCGGCGTGACGTAGA